ATACTCTTCTGTATTGGTTCACATTTATATGTGAGCAAATGGGAATACAAGGAATCAATTGTCTCGATATCTACTCTGGCGTTGCTTCCAAGAATTCACGTATCATGACTATGTTCCGTTCTTATCTAGCAGGTGAAATATTCATACATCCTAGATCAAGAGCAGCTTGTCATGTACAGATTATGGAATTTAATCCACTCAAAAGAGATAATACTGATGGACTCCTTGATTTACTAACTTATGCTCCAAAAGTAATGACAATGTATGCACAATTTATAGTATCACTTGGTATTATTGAAATGCAAGAAGTAGATACTCTTAGTGTAGATGAATACAATAGCCCATTCTAGCAATATTCTAGCTCCTTAGAAATAGAAAGACAAAAATGACAACTCCTTCAATGCCAATGCTTATTCCTGAAAAGTCACAAGAAGGAATTCGCCAGTATCTTCTCCAATGTGGAATCTTATACCAGCAACAATGGAATATTCGTGAGAATATGAGATTGATTGATCTAGCTTATGCACGTGAAGCTGATCTCACTAAGGAAAATCAGCGAGCTAAAGTTGCTAATAGATATGGGGATAAAGACAAATTACAGAATATGACTATTCCTGTAGTACTCCCGCAAGTTGAAGCAGCTGTTACTTATCAATCATCTGTATTCCTTACAGGTGTTCCATTATTTGGAGTAGTTGCTGATCCTCAGTATATTGATCAAGCTACACAAATGGAAACTGTTATTGATCAACAAGCTACTAGGGGTGGATGGGCACGAGAATTTAATCTATTCTTTCGTGATGGATTTAAATATAATATTAGTGCAATTGAAGTAGATTGGTCACGTGAAACTACTTATGAACTTGAAACTGATCTGTCATTTCAAGGTGGACAAGAAGGAAAACCAGTAGAAACTATCTGGGAGGGAAATAGAGTTCGTAGATTGGATATGTATAATACATTCTTCGATACTCGTGTAACTCCTGCTGAGATGTATAAAAAAGGTGAGTTTGTAGGTACTCGTGAGATTATGTCTCGTGTGATGCTTAAGCAATATATTAATAAACTCCCAGAAGTACGGAAGGATAATATTAAAAAAGCATTTGAATCTGGTATTCCAGCAATTTCATTTACCAATGATGCTTCATTTAATTCCTATTATATTCCACAAATTAATCCTAGAACTTCCAATGATTTCACACTTATGCAAGGTGGATTTAACTGGATGAATTGGGCATCATTAGATAACCAAGCACCTAAGATTGAGTATAAGAACTTATATGTACTGACCACATTATATGCAAGAATCATTCCATCTGATTTTCAATTACGTACAGGTGGACAGAATACTCCACAAGTATGGAAGTTTGTATATGTAAATGATAGCGTACTGATCTATGCTGAAAAACAAACTAATGCTCATCAATATCTTCCAGTACTTATGGCTCAACCACTAGAAGATGGATTAGCTTATCAGACTAAATCATTGGCTGAAAATGTATCTACTACCCAGGATGTTACTAGCGCCCTGAGTAATGCTAATATGGCTGCACGTCGTAGAGCTATTAGTGATCGTTCTTTATATGATCCATCTCGTGTATCTGAAGCACATATTAACAGTCCTAATCCATCAGCTAAAATACCAGTACGTGCTGGTGCTTATGGCAAACCAGTAAGTGAAGCTGTTTATCCATTTCCATTTAGAGATGATCAATCTCAATATGTAACAGCACAGATGCAATTCTATGGATCACTTGCTAATACTATTAGTGGACAAAATCAAGCTAGACAAGGTCAGTTTGTAAAAGGAAATAAGACACAATCTGAGTATGAAAATGTCATGGCTAATAGTAATGGGCGTGATCAAGTTACTTCCATTGGATATGAGGCACAAGTATTTACTCCTTTGAAGGAAATATTGAAAATTAATATTCTCCAATTTCAAGGAGGTATTTCATTATATAATCGAGAAAAGCAGGTAAATGTTAATATTGATCCAGTAGCATTACGTAAGGCTGTACTTAATTTCAAAGTATCTGATGGACTTACTCCTACTGATAAACTTATTAATAGTGATACTATGCAAGTAGCATTGCAAGTATTTGGTACCTCTCCCCAGATTGCTGCTGCTTATAATATTGCACCTTTCTTTTCTTACATGATGAAAACTCAAGGAGCTAATATCAGTGCATTTGAAAAGTCTTCTGCTCAACAAGCTTATGAACAAGCAATGGGACAATATCAGCAAATGGTAATGCAATTGTATAAACAGAATCCTGATATGGATCCTAAGAAACTTCCACCTCAACCTGATCCTAAAACTTATGGTTATGACCCATCAGCTCCAGCAGGAACAGCTACAGGTGCACCAACACAAGCAACAGGAACTCCACCAACTTCAGGTAGTGCACCACAAGGAAGTAGTGCAGGAACTGATACTAGTGGAAGTTCAGCCTCAGCTAATCAAGGAGTAGAATAATGAGCACATTTGTTCGTAGTACATTTACTAAATATGAATTCACACAACAAGAATTTACCTCAGCTTCATTACTACATGAGGAACAAAAGCGTTGGTATCAATCACAACTAGCTACATTAGCAGAATCACGAATTGCACTTGTTCCTGATCCTAATAATTATCCTGCATTCATTCAACAAGAAGCAGAACTTAAGGGTCAGATGAATGCATTGCAGTATCTATTAGATTGTTCAGATGCAGCAGAGCAAGAAATATTAAATTTAGCACAGCAGCAAAATCCTAGTAATACAAAGTAGTATCAATTAACCTCAGTAATTTAAATTAATCAAGGAGAGTATCATGTTTGGAACAAATCCAGGTGCAGGTATCATGGGTAAATTATTTGGATCTTCACAGCAACAACCACAACAAACTGGGCAGCAAGGAACTCCTGGAAATATTCCACCAGTGAATGCTAATCCACCACTCGAAAATAACACTATGGTTCCAACTAATAGTGCTACTGCAATTGGTACAGAATCCTCGCTAGATAAGTTTAAGGACTTGTGGAAAAATGATCCTAAATCGCAACCACCAAAAGTTGAACCTTACTTCAATGTAGATCCAGCTAAGATTGCAGAAGCAGCTAAGAATAATGATTTCCTTAAGATCATTCCTCCTGAACTTCTGGAAAAGATTAAAGCAGGTGGTGAAGATGCAATGCCAGCAATGATGGCAGCTATGAATGCTATGAGCCAAAAAGGTTTTGGTGATTCGGCAGTAGCTACTACTAAAATTGTTGAAGATGCACTTGAGAAGCAAGCGAAAAGATTTGAACAGATGTTACCTGGTCTGATTAACAAACAAACTCTTAGTGATACCCTCCGCAAGACAAATCCTGTATTTGAACACCCAGCAGCTGAAACTGTTCTTAAAGCACTTACAGAACAAGTACGACTTAAGAATCCTAGTTTGTCTCCAGCACAACAAGCTGAAATGGCAAATGAATATCTTATTAGTCTGTCGCAGGCTGCAAATCCCCCTAAACCTGATCCTGCAGTTGCTGGTGCTACAGATTGGTCTACATTTCTTTAATCTCCCACTAATGGGAACTAATTACTTATGAGGGTAATATCATGTTGATGAAACAAATTGTTAGAGATACTGGTGGACTGCAACGTTCACTAGCACAAGGTGATATCGTAGGTTCAGCAGAAGGAGTTGGTACTTCACTGGCAACAGTTGGTGCTGGTACTTTGTCTGCTGCAATCTTGGTAACTAATTTTATTACACGCACAGGTCCTACTGGTGCTTATACTGATACTACTGATACAGCTGCTAATATCATTGCAGCACTTGGCGGTAACAGTGGTGTATCAGCAGGTGATTCGTATCGATTTAAATTTATCAATACAGTTGCATTTGCAATGACATTGGCTGGTGGTACTGGTGTTACATTGGTAGGCGGTAATACTGGTGTCAATGCTTCCAGTGTTAAGGAATATTTGGTACGTATTACTAATGCTACTCCTACTGCTACAGTAGTTGGTAACATTGATGGTACTACAGCAGTTATTACTGGTCTGGATCTTGGTGAAACATCTCAGTTGAGTGTTGGCCAAGGTATTACTGGTACTGGTATTCCTGCAAGTACATCCATTATTGGTATTGTTCCAGGTGTGAGTATCACACTCAGTGCTAATACTACTGTGGCGGGTACCAATGTTGCAATTACCTCCAATCCAACTGTAACAATTACTGGTCTTGGTCAAGGTTTGCTGTAATTAGCAGATGATGTCCACTTAATTTATAACTAAATACTAAAGGAATTAAAATGTCTACTGGTATCTTTAATACTAGCAATCTTACCCAAGATCTAGCAGCCAAGAGTTTCTCAGGAATGATTACTCGGCTGATGCCAAATGGTTCAGCTCCATTGTTTGGTATGACTTCTATGTTGGGCGAAGAAACTGCTGTTGCTACGGAACATGGCTTTTTCACAAAGACTATGTTGTTTCCTCAACTTACATTGACAGCATCTGCAACTGCTACTGACATAGTTTTTACTGTTGCTAGTACAGTGAATGTGTTGCCAGGTATGATCATGCGTGTTGATAGCACATTTGAAAATACCATTATCAATAGTGTCATTGATGGTACTCATGTTGCTGTTACTCGTGGTGTTGGTTCGACAGCTGCTGCTTCCATCAATAGTGCAGTTAATCTGTACCAAGTTGGTAATGCATTTGAAGAATCTTCCATTCGTCCAAATGCACTGAATATCAATCCTGTTCGTATTACTAATCTGACTCAGATTTTCCGTAATACCTGGGGTATCTCGGATACTATTCGTGCTACCTTGATGATTGCTGGTGAAACTAATCAAGCTGAATCTAAGCAAGATTGTGCCAGCTTCCATGCAGTTGATATTGAGAAAGCATTGTTTTTTGGTCAGAAGTCCCAAGGTGTTCGTAATGGTCAACCTTTCCGTACTATGGATGGTTTGATTCAAATCGTTGGTAACTTGACTTACTATCCTTCGAGCTACGCTACACCTAATGTAACAACTGCAGGGGGTACTACTAACTATACACAATTTGAAGCAATGCTGGATCCAGTATTTAATCAATCTACTGATCCTAAAACTGCTAATGAACGTGTGTTGTTTGTAGGTGGTACAGCTCACAAGGTAATTAACACTATTGGTCGTTTGAATGGTACTTACTTCCTCTCTGATGGTCAGACTAATTGGGGCCTGCAATTTAGTACCTTTAAAACAACTCGTGGTACTTTCCGTTTGATTGAACATCCTCTGTTTAATACAAATGCATCTTGGTCTAAGATGGCAGTAGCTGTTGATCTGAGCACGTTTAAAACTGCATATCTTGGTAATCGTAAAACTAAGTATGCTGATTTTAATGGTGAAGTTGGTGCTGCTGATGACAATGGTATTGATGCAGTTGGTGGTACTCTGACAACTGAAATGACTTGTGTTGTTAAGAATCCTCCAGCAAATGCTATTATCTATGGTCTGACAGCAGGTGCATTGGGCTAATATCCCACTAGTAGAAGTCTCTAGTTGTTAGAATATCTGGAGACTTCTACAATTTCCTTAGTTACTAAATCCCACTAGGAGTATAAAACATGTCTATCTTGCAAGTATTTAAATCCAAAGTTCCACACATTTCCTTTTTCTTTAAAAATGGTAAGCAAGCTCCATTTATTAATGGTAAATTCATTACAGAGATTGAATCTGAGATTGATGAATTACGGGCTGAAATTGGCCAGTATATTAATCCAGTTCTTAATGATAAGAATCAAGTAGTTTCACATGATGGTGTTGATATCAGTAAGTACATTGGTTCAGATAAAAGTCGCCACCCTCATATTTATATTGACCCAGATGAAAGTGAACTTGACACAGAAGCACCTAGTTATGAAGACAAGATTCGTGCACAAGAGCGAGCAAAAGTATTAGCTGAAATTGCAGCACAAACTAATGCAGCACTTGTCCCAAGTAATAATGTATCTAATAGTGATGCGGGTAAGACAGCAGCTTCTTTTGCATCTACAGCTAATCTAAATGGTTTGGATGGATTGGTTCCTGTTCCGGCACTAATTGTACCTGCAACTCCAGCACCTAACCTGGTACCTAAAGATTTGCAAGATAAGATTGCCTCTTTGCAGAAAGTTAATCCTACTCCAGCACCAGTAGTTCAAGTAGTAACATCTGCAACTGTAGCTCCAGGAGTTTAATAATTATGGCCACCTCATTTGCCTCATTAGTAGCTGATGTAATGTCTCTTACCAAGCGACCTGATTTGGTGAATGAGACTTCTATTGCTGTAAGGGCTGCAACACTTAAAGCTCACCATTCAGACATGTTCTTTAAGGATTTATTTGAAACTGGTATTCAATTTACAACAGCAGAAGTCTTACAAACAATGCCAATTTATGAACTTGTTCCTAGATTTAGAAGTATAAAATATATTCGTAAGTGTGATGCTAGTACAATTCCACCAACACCACTGCAATTTCTAGAATACATTGCACCTGAAAATGCATTGGATTCCTATAAATGCCAACGTGCTAATGTGTACTACATGGCAGGAAATGTTATTCAAATTAGATGTATTGCAGCTGAGGATAATTTCCTATTCGGAGCATATCTCCATCCAACAGCTACCGAAACTGGGTATAATAGTTGGGTAGCTAATGAGAATCCATTTGCAATTATTTATGAAGCAGTTGCAATTATCTTTAAAACAATTGGATATGATGAACAAGTTAGTACATATCGTGCAATGGTAGCTGATGAATATGCTATTCTCAAGATGGCAAATATTGTGGCTAATGCTGAATAATCCTAGATTAATGAGAGTGAGAATAATATGAGTAACGGAGCTTCAGTATGGGATCCAGCTGGACAAGAGATTCCAGTAGTTAATGCTAATAGCACATTATATCCACAAGTATATGCAGCTACTGCTGGACAAACACATTTTGTCATTACTAATTTTGTGTTCACTCCTGGTACAGGATCATTGCTCATATTTGTACAAGGTGTGTTTCAAATCATTACAAAGAATTTTACTGAAGGAACTGATGGTGCTTCCTTTGATATGACAACTACTGAACTTCAAGCTGGTGATGAAGTAGTTGCTCTTGGCTTTGTAGGTATTGTTGGTACTACTCCACCAACTATTGCAGCTAATATCACATATGGTGGAACTACTCTTGCTGATATTCTTTTGAATCATAGTGAATTGATTGTAAATTCATATACACAGTTACGTGCTGTACAACATATTTTTTGGAGTTTTGCCTATCTCACTGGAGCAGTTGTAAGAGGTGATGGATTAGGTGGGGGGTTTTATTACTATGACGCTACTGATACTACTAGCCCAGATAATGGAAGTACTATCATTGTAGCTACTGATGGAGGTAGATGGAAACTTATTAGTACTAATGCTGGGATTGTTACTCAACCTATTGGTGATAATACAACTAATCCAGCTACTACTAAGTTTGTACAACAGTCACATACATCTGCACTTACTCATATGATCCATCCATCTAATGATGGTAAGTGGAGAGATTTATATAAGGCAGGAGTAAGACCAGCATTCCATCAACAACAATGGGGAGGTGGTATTGTTGGGTATGAATTACTAGATGGAGCTACAGACACAGTTACAGTATTTGATTCTGCTACAGGGCAAATTGAAGATATTAACTCACTTATTACATTAGGAGCTGCTGCTGGTTCATTGTGGAGAGGCCAAGGATTTAAAGTAGCTGAGACACTTACACTACAAGCTATTTGGGTTAAGCTGGCTAAAGTAGCTAATCCAGTTGATAATGTAAAAGTAACTATCTGCCTAGACAATGGATCTGGTTTACCTGTTGGATTTGTAGGTATTACTAATGGTGTATCTGGCCAGATTAATGGTAAGCAAATAACAGCTAAAGCAGATGGTGAATGGTATCGTTTTGTATTTGCAACTCCTCCTACATTGACAACTAATTTACAGTACAATATTGCACTTACTCGTTCTGGTGCAGTTGATGCTACTAATTACTATGTTGTTAAATCAACACTGAATGCAGCTTCTAGATATCCATTTGCATTGAGTACTACATTATCGGATGGAACTACATGGAGTGCAGGAACCACTGGATCTAGTTTATGCTTTCTAGTTGAGCCTGTAGTTGCAAATCAAATGTTTCGTACAACTGGTGGATTAGTTGATACTGCTAGATTTGTAATGAATGAAGGATCACAACTTAATCAGTCTAAAGTATTCTGTGATCGGTTAGTTAATTTTGCTGATAGTAGATTATTTACACAACTATTACGTGTATCAGATGTACCTCTAGGTAAGACCATATTTGATTATGGTCTTGGTATTAATCATGATCGTATTGTACTCACATGTGATCTTGTAACTGGATTTGCTAGGTTAAGTATATATAATCAAGCAAAAGCAGTGACTACTATTGTTAGCACAGTTACTATCACTGGTGCTTCATTAATGGATATTGGTATAATTGTGCGCACAGCTGGTGATGGAACTGATTATGCTCAAATATGGCTTAATGGTGTATTAGCAACACAAGCTACTGCACTTACACTAGCTATGTCTCCATTGATGCGTGACCTTGGTACTCGTTGGATTGGTGGTGGATTTCCAATAGCTCCAGGTTGGACACAAGATATGAATTTCACTTCACAACTTCCTAGTGCACAAGGATGGACTTATGGTGGAACAGCTACAGAAGCTAATGTATTTCAAGTAGCTAACAGTAAGTTGTATCAGAATAAAGATGGATATGCTGCTACTGATACAGGGTTTTACACTCATGCTGCAACTGGATTTAATAACAGTATTGGATGGATTGTACGATTTAGACTGCGGGATCTATTCAGTGATAATGTATACACAGCAGCTGTATCAAGTGCACTTACAATAACTGTTAATGATGGCACTAAAACAATATCACTTTCTATTCATGAGTATTTCATCTGGAGTGGATCTACTGCTACAGATTTCATTGCTCAAATGGATACTAAGACTTGGGACACTGAGTTTGTTATTTGTGGTAAACTTACTGATTACTATGTATTTGCAAATAATAGGCTGATCATTGATGGCACAGGTAAATTGCTTGTAACTACTGCTAGTAATACAATTGTATTTGGTGACACAAATGCTACTAGCGGAGAAAATGCTGATGCAGTATGGACTGATTTTAGCTATTACAATGGTGGACTTATTGCTCCAAGTGTAGCTACAGGTATGTCATTGCATGAAACTGGATATATCTCTGGTGATTGGAGTGCTTATCTTCCAGCTATATATAATGGTGGTACTAATCCTGTTAGTATTAAAAGATTCTGGAATCAAAGTAGAAATTATGTACAAGAAATTCCTTGGATTATTACTACTGGAGGTGTACAAACTGGATTAACAGTTGCTGCTAGTACTTTTCCAGTTGTTGCAGATCTTCCAATATATGCTTTGGGGGATAAATTTAAAATGGATTCAAGTCTATGGTATAACACTGCCTCAGGTGGAGTTACTGTTACGTATGAAATAACAATTGATGGTAATCCACAAATACAACAAAAAGCTAATCAACCAAGCCCTGTAGGACTTGCATGGACTGCAGGATTGAGTATATCTGCTACAGTAATTAGATACTCTGGTCTGCATAGTATTAATACCATTATTAATGCAGACAGTGGTGTAGGTCTTACCCTTCTAGGTACAAGTAGATCACTGATTGTAATTCCAGCTCCTAGTAGTTATTAATACATAGATAGGAATAATATATTATGGTCACTAAAGCTAATGGATCTGTTGCTCCTGTACCTACTGATCCTGCAACACAACAAGCAAACTTTCCTGCAAATGCTGTAATTCCTATTAGTAGTGGATTAGGTATCGGTGGAGGTACACCATCTGCTAATACTATTGATTTTGGTGGAACTACTCCAGGCATTATATCATTTGCAGTTAATTTACTTATACGAATAACTGCTACATTTGTACAAACTCTTGTACCGCTAAAGATTCAAAATACTGACTGTGCAATCTATGCAGGTGCTGGTAATCCTAATGGTATTGTCACTGCTAATCCTGGAAGTATATATCTCAATAATGCAGGTGGAGCAAATACCACATTGTACGTAAAAGAGAGTGGCATTTCCAATACTGGGTGGGTAGCAAAATGAGCCAAATAGTATATAGAGGTAACTTATCTGCTAAGATATTTCCATTTATCTCAGATTTCTGGGGACAATCTATTATTGTTCCTGGGCCTGATCAGAATTTTCAAAGACAGATTACATCCCAAGAAGATCCTGATAAAGATAGAGGTGTACCTCAGTTATACTATTGTCATAATGTAATGGCATCTTCACAAGGATTTCAATCAGTAGGTTATACTGAACCAGTGATGGGATTTCCAGCTGAGACTTCTTTTGTAAAACCAATTGTATTACGTGATATTCTAAATGTAGCTGTATACTTTGAATCTACTTCAGATGGTAGAAACTTTGTACTTCCATTTGGTAATCCAGCTTGGCAATCAATTAATATTATTCCTGGCAGTGCAGGTAAGTTACTTACTACTGCCTATGTAAATGGACAATCATATTTATATTTTGCAAATATTGGATGCTATAAATATGATTCAGTTTCTAATACATTAATTGCTGTAACTCTCACTGGATTAGATGTAACTAAAGTTCTTGGTATTACATCAGCAGCTGGTTACATGCTTGCATGGACAGCTAATCAAGTACTATGGTCATCTACAATTGATCCAACTGATTTCATTCCTTCACTAATTACTGGTGCTGGTGGTGGTGGAGTTGAAGCAGCTAAGGGTAATATTGTAGCATGTGTCACACATCAATTAGGTTTCATTGTATACACAACTACAAATGCTGTAGCTGCTGTATATAGTGGTAATGCTAGATTTCCATTTAATTACAAAGAACTTGTATCTAGTGGTGGGCTTGCAAGTATTGATCTTGTAGCTGGAGATAGTAATAGTAATAATCAATATGGATATACTACATCTGGGTTACAACTCATTGCCATGACAGGCACGCAGACAGTGATGCCAGAAGTAACTGATTTTATTGCAGGTGGATTGTTTGAGGATTTTGATGATACCACTCTTGTACTATCTCAGATTGAATTAACTGCTCCAATGAAGAAAGCAATTACTACTATCAGTGATCGCTACTTAGTAATCAGTTATGGAATCAGTTCACTGACCCATGCATTGATCTATGACATTGCAATGAAGAGATTTGGTAAGTTAAAAATACCACATGTAGCAGCATTTGAGTGGCAACTATTAACTCCTGAAGTTAATGATACTCCACGTGCATCTCTTGGATTACTCCAACAAGATGGCTCGATTAAAGTAGTTGACTTCACATTTAATTCAGCTAATTCAAATGGTACAATGCTTCTTGGTAAATTCCAATATGTACGTTCAAGAACATTACAACTCGAAGAAGCATTATTTGAATCTATTCCTCCAGATGCTGCATTTAAATGTACTGATCAGATTACAGTTGACGGTAAGAATATTACAATGCAACAAACTGGTTATCTTATGCCAGTAGTTGGTAAGGTGCGAGATTTTAAATTCAGTACAGATGGTATGAATCATACACTAG